ATGTATGCTCTCACCAACCTACACGACAAGAAAACCTCGGGGGAGCATGTGAAAGCATCAGAAGAAATTAAGGCAATCCAGACCGATATAGCGCAGGTCAAGTCCACGGGTGTTCAACAGCTCCCCATAGAGAAGCTCGAGGAGTACTTAGCTCAGCGACTGGATATTGCGGTGGCCAGAGAAACAGAAACTGGAAAAGAGGCCGTGCGGATCGCAGAGCATAATCTTGAAGTATGGAAGGTGGATGTAAGCACGAAGGCCGCGATGAACGTGGAAATGTTCAAATCCGTGATCGAAGCCGGACAAACCGCGTTGAAGGCCCTTATGCTTATCAACGGTGGGGCAGCCGCGGCGTTACTGGCGTTCTGTGGTAACGCAATAACCAAAGGGCAATCGCTCGCGGGCGATCCACTTCTGGCATCCGCTGGCGTTGGCCTTGCATGCTTCGTTACAGGAATGGGCGCAGTAGGTTTAGCTACAGGCTTTCGGTACTTTTCGCAATACTGTTACGCGCGCTCCCCACTGGATACTTCCGAGTCGCGATGGAGAACTGCCGGAACCATATTTAACATATTGGTAATCTGCATAGCGCTTTCCGGCTTTGCCGCGTTTTGCGTGGGCGGAGCAAAGACGTATGGCGCAATCACATCACCCGCCCTGAGACCTTCCTCAATTACATCTGAGCAGCCCTCGGGCCACACAACAGTTAACATAGGCGACTCCGTCGCTCATGAAGGTCAACTGAAATAGACTTTAGAAAACCCTGTTCTGTGCTAGCTCATCTCCCTAACCAGCACCAGGAAAGAAGAGACTATGCAGAAGGAGGTTGCAGCGATGTGGCAACATCGCAAAAGTCATTGAACAACTATAGGCTAGATGCACGATTGTTCGTACATGAGACGAGCTTTCACGGTGCTCGGTCAATTTCTTTGTGAGTGGCGATACGCCGCAACGTCGCCACGGTGCCGTCAATTTCGAGGGAGACTTTGTGCGACTTGTTACCAGTCACATCAATAGTGAAGAGTCTCGGGTTACGGTAACCCTCAAGCGAATGAAAGCGCCGACGCGCAGGGATAGGGTTAGACAGGAGGTCGCGCAATGCATCGTCGACCTCCTGTTTCATGTCGGGCGTCAGATCGTCATATTCTTTTTGAAAGCGCTTCTTGCGGCGCACTGACGTGATCGGCAATTTATCCTCGCAGGGCTCCGATCAACTCATCTGCGGAAGTAAACTCTCCTTCGAGCACATCGTCAAAATCGGACTCGTGCTCGCCGAGCGCCCAGCAAAGATCATTCAATGCGGTATGAGTGGCGGCGATCCCATCGAGCAGTTGATCATACGCCTCGACCACACCATCCTCCGCATGGAGGCGCCCATCAGCACACGCTGCCGCTCGTTTGCGCTGTTGAATTTCGTAAAGTTCTTGAATTGCGTCGCGTGCACGCTCAAGCTCTGCCAAACCCTCACCGTCCTTGTCTACGGAGTGATCTGTGCGTTTCAGTGACTGCACGTATTCACCAGCTTCGCCGGTAAATTGCCCCATCATTCTGCGCAGTTGGACGCAGGCATAAATGGTGTCATCGATCGCTTTGAGCAAGTCGACACTACGAGCTGCTTCGAACCCCACGAATTGTCCGAAGGAACGAAGCTTGGATACTTCGTCTAAGTACAACATTGTGTTCTCCGGGAGCAAAACGTAACTATCTTGTAGTCTCTTAGTGACCACCTCGGAGCATTTGTTCCCACAAGATACTCGTACATGGTGATCGTTATTTACCACAAGGTAAACAACGGAAGTCGATTCTACCCCTACATTTGTTTTGTCGCCCGGGCGACCTCCATAGTATTTTTCTATTGACATCAAAGAATTTCTACGACAGTAGCATTTTGCTGTTTTTTTATGCAGTGCTCATGGCAGTTTACCTCCCTCGCGAGCACCACGAGGGCGACTGCTTCCCCAAAAGCAACGCGTTCTCCCTCGATTTTTGCTTCTCCTTGATCGAAAGGATTGACTGGGGCGATCATAGTGACCCAGACCGCAACTAGCAGTGGACCTACCCATGAAGGAACGGGCGAAGAATGGCGGCAACGCGAGAGCTGTTGCCCTAACGCCAGAGCAGCGAAGGGACATCTCTAGAAGCGGCGGGCAAGCTCGCGTCGCAAAGCTGTCGTCAGAAGAGCGCAGCGCTCTAGCACGCAAAGCAGCGCTCGCGAGATGGGCGAAGTTCCGGCGGGGAAAGTAGATTTAACCGCGGCCCATAGCCAACGGTGCCGCCGTCGTTTATTCGGATATCTGGATGTAGGATTTCTGCGCGTAGCGGGCATCCGGCATGACAAGCAAGCGCGCTTCGATGACCGGCGATCCTTCGATATGGCCACGTCTCGGGACGACGTATACGCAGTCGAAAACGCGCTTCGCCGTTTGTTCGTCTTCAGGCTCCATTTCCTGAAATTGCATCGATCGCAATCGATCAAGAATGAGGCCGCGCACGTCCTGCTCGGAAGGCTCCTCGACGCCAATTGCTCGGGCAAATTCATCGTGCGCGAATTTCCTAACGAGGTCCACTGTCTCGTCGAGGTTCGCTTGCATCACGACAGTCTTCATATCTTCCTCATGTCGACCGGTATACCGCGATTGAGAGATTGTCCTTCACTGGCCATCCACCCAGCTTTTGGCGAGTAGCCCGATAGATTCAAGCGCGTTCCGTTCCTCGTCGTATACCGTCTCGCCCGTCTGGGTCACGTGTTGGTCGCGCGATAAACCATCTGCGGCCCTCAGAATTTCAGCCATCCCTCGAACCTTCCCACCGGGTGCTGGCATGACCGTACAGAGAATTCGGAAGCCTTTATAGGAAAACGACCTGACCGCTGCCATTCAAATTCACCCCTCGCATATATCTTCCGGCAGGCCAGTCCTCTACCTGTTGTGGCCCCTGCCAGCTATGGCAATATGCCTTCGATGATGACAAAACAATCTCGCTGGCAACTCATCCCGGCGGACTGCATTCGAAAGATAGGACAAAATTTCTCGCCGCGAAATACTGTGTTTTTATACAGTATCTCATGATAGTTTACCTCCCTCACCAGCACCACGAGGGAGGCCGTCGTGCCGTTACATCCGCGTCCGTCCGACCTGACGATCGATCAGTTGCGTAGCCTATGGCTCACCAACAAGGATCCAGGTGTGCGCCAGGCGCTTGAGGAGCTGGTATTCCGGCGGGAGCAAGTTCGACGGAAAGAGGCAGTGATCCGGAGGGTGGAGACGCTTTACCCCATCATCAATCAGGCATGGCGCGAGGAAGTCGGCGGCACGCTCATCGCACTTGAATGGCTGAAGTCAGCGCTTGGGGAAAACCGTGAATCAAGGGGAGACCTGCCGCACATTCGTGGCGCCATCGACCAATGATCGCCTTTACCTGCATTTGCAATATTTGAATTTTATTCGCTATGCAGGTAGACGCCATGACCGATGAAGCCGGAAGACGGGGACGCAAGCAAAGATAACTCGAATGAGCTTTTATATGTTCATGCTCGCGTGAATTATCTTTGCGAATTCAATGCTTCAGGAGAACTTGCAGACGGCTGGGATGCTGGCCATAGTCGACTGGTGTTGCGCAAAGGGAATATTCAGGGTGCGAGCAGCGCCCATTCTTGCATGCTTCCTCGTATCCCACTCGGTTCACGCCATTCGGCCCTTCGATCACGAAAATGCTCGATTCCCCCCACTTGCCGGACCGAGATGCGTCGATCCCCCATAGGTAGCAATATTCGTCGCCTTCACCGCAAACCCAACTAGTCAAGAGAGATGTATGGCCATTGCAGATAGGGGTAGTCTTTTTGACCGGACCGGCATGAGCGATTCCGAAAACAGCTGCGATGGCCCCGCAAAGTAACAACACGCGCACTTTCAATGTCCCCGCTGAATTATCTTTCACATTATTTTTAGACAAACTAATTTATATCACAAAAACGTGCTAAGACGACCGAGATCAATGGATTCTAATGTGTAGGATCCACGTGTACCACTACCGACTGTCCGGCTCGAAGCGCTGGAAACAGCCCCGGCACCGCATGGATGCCGAGTCAGCACGAGCGTGGTTCGCGCGGTTCCACCCGTCCGCGACCTATGAGCCAGTGGAGCATGGCGCTATGGACATCGAGAGACCTCATCCGCGCTGGGACGGGCCGGACAATCACGGCGGATGGAAAACGAAAGAGTAGGCGTTACGCGTGCGGTCCCTCTGACACCATCAGACGCTTTATCACGCTCATCCGGTTTGCCAGCGCCGCATAGCCGTTCACGATCAGCCAGCGCATTGGTCGCTCCCAAAGAACGTGCACGACCACGGTCGTGATAGCGATTGCCGCACAAATCAGGAGCAACGTTTTCGGCCAAGACAGCAGTTTCGTCCACCCCTGAATCTCGGCGTACTTGATGATGATCTGGTGGACCATGTAGAGAGTAAAACTCGACTCACCAAGGAATAACAGGATCCTGTGCGATAGAAACTTGCTCAACACACCTGCCGAATGCGCAAATACAAAGATGAGAATCGCAAAACAGAAAACGCCCCCAGCAACATCGAACCAATTCCCAAACGCCTGAAAACCTTCCGCGAGAATGTTGGCGACAATGTGGCGTGACGCGATACAGTAGGCAAGCAATAGGAATATCGAAGCAACCTCTAAGGGGTTCGCGTTTGCCTTCACAAAGCCGAAAAACCGCTTTTCCCGATAGATCCGCGCTGCCCACATGCCAACAATAAACTCAAATACGCGCGTGAATGGGCTTTGGGCCACCAACAGTATTGCCGAGAACTTCCACGGGTCATCAGACGATGCCGTTGCATCGTTGAATTCAAGCTGGAAAATCATGATCATCACCAGGATCCCGGCGATCACGAAGACAGTGCCGAGGCGCTTCGATGCCGCCAGCACCGGGAATATCAGATAGAAGCCAAGCTCGACGGAAATGCTCCACGACACGGAATTCAGCGAAAAGACGTACCCCGCCTGAGGAATCCATGCGTGAAGCATCAGCAAATTGGTAAGCAGCTTGGGTTGCCAGAATTCATTTGTGAGCATCCCGGGATCATAGAGATACACCACCACCGCGAAGCACAGCGCATGCACCGGCCACAATCGGGCCAGTCGGCTCACGTAGAACTTCGGCAGAGAAATCTTGGACGTGTCCGGGTAGACGGTCGACAAGATGAACCCGGACAGCACGAAGAAAAATGACACCCCGAGGGCAAGCTGATTCATGGATCCCATCGGGATCACGTTGCCCTGAAGGTGGTAGATAACTACGAAGAAGGCGGCGAAGAATCGAAGCGATGTCAGCGGGGCTATCTGGTCTTTTGGGGGAGTGGGTGCCCCTGGCACATGTTGCATTTTCTTTAGGACACCGTGCAAAAGGCGAACTTTATCACATGCTTTCCGCTCATTACATCGGATTGCCATGGGGTAAGACTTGTGCTTTACCGGTTAGCGCGTCGTAGCTTCGCTCGCAGGCGAGTCCTGCAATGTGGGCAGCGTCAGCGAATTTAGCGAGCTCTCCCGCAGCTTGGTCAGCCCTGGTGAACAGCCCTGCGAGCAGATCGAGGGGATCTGCTCCCCCACCGGCTGGCGTGCTTCCGCTGGCAGCGGGGGAATGTCGCGCTGCGGCGACATACTGGCCGAGTTGCTTGCGCAACCCATCAGCAACGACGTCAGAAGCACGAGCGGCAGCATTCGCCGCATCAGCAGATTTTTTTGCATCGATCGATATCCCGGCCAGCGTTTGCGTCGTCTGGCGATAAAGGTTGTTGGCGGCAGTGAGGTCGTTGATCTGGTTCGTTTGAGCTGCGACCGTTGCCGACTGATCGGCGTCGTGATGCCCCTTCCAATAGCCGCCTCCGGCTGCCAGCACCACGGCGAGCAGCAGTCCGCCCCACAGGCGAGGATCGAGCCAGGTCACATTGCACCTCCGGCCTTCACGTACTGCTGAAGCAGCGGTTCCAGATCGTGCTCCACCTGGCCGTAACCGGCACCCGGAAGACTCGCCCAGATGTTCCGGCACTTCGAAATCGCCGACTCAATCCTTCCAGACTTGATGTCGGCAAGCGCGCCTCGCTCGCGAATCTGCTGGATCGCGATGTTGTCCTGGCTGACCGGCGAGAAGTCCGTAAGCCCCAACTGCCGCTTGTACACGTCGTAGTATCGCGATAGCAGTTGGTATCGGCCCGCCGCCGTCGACCACACGTTAAAACGCTTGATCCAGACCGATTTTCTCGGATGGTCCGCGTAACTGCGGAACAGATCGCCACCGACGATCACGTTGTAGCCATCGTCCGAACCGGAAATGCGTGACGTGAATTCGGACCACCCCAGCATGTCGAGGAACGCGCACACGTTCTGTCCGCCTGCCGTGACCACGTCAATGCGAGCCATGCCCCCTCCCCTTACTCATCCAATACACCTTCCGCGCCATCAACCAAATAGACACAATCGCAAGCCCGACCAACATCAGAACCTCGGGACCGTCGATCGCATGGCGCATCCAGAAGGGTTTGAAGAGATTTCCGACAGACGCTAGGCCGATAGCCGAAAAGCCCGTCGTCCCCCAGAGACCCGTTTTGATGGCGTCGCTCAGTGCGAGCCAAATGCATCCGGCCAGCACGATGACGTTCGCAATGAAGAACACCCACACCCAGATCATTTTTCGAGCCCTCCGAAAAGTCGCCGCTTGAGAGCCCCGATCAGATCGGCATCGTTGATTTCCTTGAAGACTTCCTTTGCAAGCGCAAGACCGAACAGCCCCATCAAGAAGCCAAAGGCCTGCTGCGCGCCGGCGTCCGTGATCGCGAAATACATCACGAGCAACGGACTGAGGTAGTAGGACATCGCCGCACCGGCCGCGAACGACGCCGCTTTTTGTTTCTTCGTCAGCCCTTCACCGATGAATCGGAGCGCAATCAGCGATCCGACAGCCCCCGGAAGTACCTTCACCACCACGGCCACTGCGGCCGCCACGGCGCCCGATGTTGGTTCTGCCATTGGTTTCCCTTTGGGCACCACTGCGCCCGACCTAAATGCAAAAAGCCACCCAAAGGCGGCTTGTTAGATCCCGAGATTTGTGACTACTCGCCGGGCTTTATCATGTACTGCTGCATGCTCGAACCGAGTGAATCGAAATACGCAATGTATCGCTCATCATCACTCGGTATGGCGCCCTGACTTGGGTAATGACCAGGGTCCTGCTGGGTGCCAAAAACCGCAATGATTGATTGCTCGGTGGCATCAGAAAATTGGCAATGGATCGTAGTGACCATGATCAGAACTCAAAACCTGTGAGGTAAATGTTGAACGTCGGCGTTCCCGTCACGGGGGTGTACTGCGTGCGGTAGAAAATGTTCGGGGTATTCACCACATCAAGTTGCGCAGTGCCAGTACTGCCGATGCTGCTTAAGTTAGTCGTTGCCGCAAACGATTGCTGACCCGAGATATTCGAGTCAGATGCCACATCAATCGTCTGAGTCGTTGGCGCTGCAGTGTTACCTGCAGATAGCATCAGTTTCACGCGCTTGGCATTGCGCGGTGCCGCGCCAGCAAAAGACAGTGCGAAGAAAGTTGCCTGCGGCGTGTTTGCAGACAGGATCGTTGCGACCGGTCGGCTTACCCAGCGGCCGACAATGTTCGTACCCGCAATGACTTGTCCAGATCCATTCGTAGGCAAAAACCCGACAAGCGCGGAGGCGGAAAAACCAGCATAAGCAAAAGTTTCCGCAACAGGAGCGCTCGACGCGTCGACGCCAACAAGCGTGCGCGTGTTGGCAGTCGGGTTGTACTGAGCGTAGACCGCAACAAAGCCATTCAATGGCGCGCTACCGGAAGCCATACCACCTGCTCCCGTCGTTGCGATGTTGATCGACTGATTGACGTTTGCGAGGCAATAGCGAAGGCCACCCAGTGCCGACTCAACAATCAATTCATCGGCGGTGTAAGTGACGGTCGTCGTTGCTGCAGGCACCGTGATAGCTGCATTGCGGGACTGTCCCACGACACCCGAAACCTGACTGAACTGAACCGCATGCTGCGGCAATGTGGCAGGCGCAATCGACATGCCGGTCCAGCTGGTGTTTGCGGCGTTCCTCTGTCTGAGCACGCCGGGATTGACCGACGTGTCGAACCATAGCGAGTTCGCCTCAACGCCACCCGGCAGCGAACTGGGATCGGTCGGGCCCGTGGCCATACCCGCCAGATTTGCCAGCGCAGCATTGATCGCCTGAACCAGCGCAAGACCTGAAAGCGTTCCGGTGGTCGGGATCTTGAGACTGCCTTGAGACATAGCCTCTCCATAAAAAAAGGCCGCTTGCGCGGCCTTATGGCATTTCGATGATTGATCAGTAACCTTGCGCTGACCAGTTGATGTATCTAGTGACAGGCGCGCCGGTAGCATTCAGCACTTGCACGCTGAAACCCGCCAGCGTCGGGCTGGAGACAACGACTTGGTCGCCCAGTTGAGCGCTCAGCAACGTCACCTGAATATGCGGCAATGGCTCGTCGTTCGGCCCCGCGTTGAATGGCGTCCTGAAGACCACATTCAACCCAGAGGCGATCACCTGAACGTTCGTGCCGGTATCCAAGCGATCCGGCATGTCGACCGTAAAGCTGAAGTGGTCAACTACCGGCTTTATCGTGGGATCACTCGACTTCAGCACCATCCGAGCGGTGAAGTACTGGCCGCTATAAACGCCTGGCACGAAGTCTCTCCAGGCTCCAAACACGCCATCCGACAGCGCGACAGCAATCTGCGGCGTCGCCGAAACGGCCGCTCCTAGGGCTTCGCCCAGCACGTCGAGATTCTCGAAGATGTTCGGCATCCCCAATATGTCGTCGCCAGATCGCACGCCATACACGCCGTACTTCATGATCAGTTGGCACGGCGCAATGCGGCCCACGTTCACGCGGTGAGCGCTTGAAAGCGTGTATGCACCCGAGGTCGCGATGCCGCCATACTCCAGAATGTTGATCTCACTGAGCACGTCTTCAGCGGCAAGAACATTCCCACTGCCCGCCAGAAGCAGCAGGCCATCGTTAATGGCAGCGCCGCCCGACAGATCCCCCTCCCAAGCGGGGTCTTCGACGCGAGTGACTAGGACGTTCCGGACCAGCGTGCTGCCCGCCACTACGATCGATGTCGGCTCGGAATAAATCGTGGTGCCGCTCGACATCTGATGCCGCGACGCAATCCAATACGTTCCATCCCCAACCGCGACAATGTCAGGGATCGACGTCCGCGCCACCGGCACACCGACTTGCCACGTCGCTCCGATTCGTACTTCGTAGTCCGGTTGCCGTACGTCGACGACCGGCTGCCAGACGATGTGCGTCAACTGGTCGCGGTAGACGGTCGAAACACCAGTCGGCGCCGGTAGCGGATTAAGGGCACCCTGCACGACATACCTCGCTGATTTCCCCGCCGTACTGGGCAACTGCACGATCGACCACGGCGTGACCGTTACCGTGACGACGTCGTTTGTGTACGCGTCGACGTCCAGGCTGCTTTCGCTGACTTCGTAGTTGGTAACCGATCCCCCGTTCAGTGAAACGGCGACGCGCGCCCGCGTGGGGGCGCCCGTCGTCCATGAGATCGTGACCCTCCCGCGACCAGAACTCCCGTCGAGGAGAATCTCCTTAAAGCCAATGGAAAGGACGTCCCCGCCCAAGTGGCTGTATTGCTTCGGCGGGACATAGTCAAAGCCCGAAGATGCCGCCGCGTAGTAGCCGGGTTCCTCGTCCGTAGCGATGATCTGCACTTCCTCCCCGCCAGACTGCGGAATCACCGCCGTGACCTTCACGAGCTTTCCCGGCGTCGCCAGCGGGTCATAGAAGAACGCCCAGTCGTAGGGCACCATCTCAGGGTGTTCGTCCGGCACGGGCAACTGAACCTCAACGCCTGCCTCGGTGGCAGTTGCAGGCATTGGCGACAGCAGCGTGAGCGTGTCGCTCGTTCCAGCGCCGCCAGCGACGCCGAACACCTTGTAAGTACCGTCTGGAAATCGGATGCCTAGGAATCCCGGGGTTGCGGATAACGGCACGGCCCGATCGAGGCGCATCGTGTAGCGATCACCGCCGACGAGGCGACCGGAATAACTCCACGCGGTCATGTCATGCGACAACACGACGACATCGCCCCGCTGCGCCACAAACCCCTCAAGGTCTGACACCCACGTCACCTTTCGGCGGTGGTAGTACTGGCCGGCCGCCATCAAGTTGGCCTTCCGCCCCGCGAGCGCCGCGTTTGTGTAGCCGGTCATGTCCAGCGTCACGGGATTCGTGGGAGAGGTAACGTTCGGCGCTTTGGCTCTGACCTGGTCAGTCGTCCAACCCTTGTCGGGATTGGTGAAGTTGATGACGATCTCGTCGGCGAGATTCTCGGTGTTGTACTCGATCTGGAACGAGTCGCGCTTGATATTGAACGGGCCGAACTGCATTACCGGCGGCTGGTTCGGTGCGTCCCACACAACACCCAGCTTGCCAGACTGCCAGGTTGTCGATCCGTCACCGCAGAGCGCAATCTGATCGGCCATAGCGCCGATGCTGATCGCCGAGCCCTGAACGAAATTCACCGTGAGCCCGTTGGCAATGCAATAGGTACTGAATTCGTGCAGGCTCGCAATGTCGATGCGGCTGTCTGGCAACCCAGCACCATAGACACGTCGGCCGTTGATGAACTTGCCACGAAGCCACCACAAAAGCCACCACGCGGGGTTGCTCGTGGGTTGAGTCACCCATTCCAGCCCCGTCCACACGGGGCAAACTGCCTGTGCGATTGCCGAGAATTGATCGATGGTGCCGTTGAGCTGTGACGATGCACGAATCCTCAGGCCTACCCGCGTCTGCCCCGTATAGTCGGCGTCGTCAGCCTGATAACTTCTCATCTGCGCCCACGACAGCGCATTGGATTCGCGCGACGTGGCCCGATCGCCGGTAAGCTTTCGCACCTTCACATCGTATTGACCGCGCGGCACGTCGATCCGGTAGGTTCGTCGAATCGGCTTTTGCGACGCACCCGAGATTTCGACACGGCCACCGGCGAAATACGACCAGTCTTGGGTTCCCGTCGGCGCGTATTGCATCTCGAACGTCACAACGCGAGGATCCATCGCGCCATCGTCGTTCACGTAAAAGACAGTGGTCACAACATCGATCGCGATGGAAATCGTGTCAATCGACGTCGTGCGCTGAATGAACCCCATGTCGGTCGTGAGGTCCTGCACCGTCACGCTGTCGACATTGCCCGCAATCATGGGGGTTTTTCCGTCTGGGCCGCTCACCTGGAGCGTTACGTCATCGAAACTGTCCAACGACGTATCGCCGATCCGGAAGTCCGACAGGGTGACGTCCGATAGCCCGAAATGGAAGGCTTGGTAAAGGTACTGATCGTCCCCCACGAACTCGGTGTATGGCGTACTCGCCATATCCGGAATGACCTTGTGTCGCCCAACGCAGAGCAGCATGGGTTCGTAAAGTCGAGCAGTATTACGCCCTCCGGAAAGGGAATACGTCGGCGTATCGCTGTTGGACTGGTACGACGTCGAACCGAGCGATGCTTTCGGCAGCGGAAGCAACGCGTTGACCAGCAGCGACCCGCCAATCATGATCGCAGCAGCGGCGATGCCGTTGGCGATCAGAATGCCGGTCGACCCTACGGTCGCGGCGAATCCGATGCCGCCGAACGTGGAGACAGCCATCGCGCCCAATTGCGGGGCGAATGCCGCGACGGCAACCAACGCTACCGTGCGCAAGACTTTCCCTATGCCACCGCCACCGCCCTCAAGCACCGTTCGAATGACGATCGTATCGCCGCGCTGCGGGATAAGGTGCTCCCAATTCTCGGAGGGAACGGGGATACCGTTGCACGACAGGGACACTGAACCATGCGGCAAACGCACGCCGTGCCGCTTGAAATAGTCCCCGAGGGTCTCATCCACCATGAAGCCCGCAAAGAACACCGATCGACCGTCCGGCGTGAGCGGGTGCGGCATATGCACCAGCGAAGGAGCCAGAACTTCGCTCACTTCCATTTGTAGAATCCGTCCAGTTTGAACCCCGCGCCGTCCAACTCACGTACCTTGTGCCGGACAACCTGCATTGCCTCGCGAGAGTTGTGAAGCACCCACGCCACGCCATTCACTTCGTAATAGACCCCGACATGTGCAAGCCGGCCGCGAGCAATCATGACAGCCGCGTCACCGTCTTCAGGCGAATCGGTTCGCACGCCAATCTCATCGCAGCAACGCTCGACCAGGGCCGAATCAGCAAACGGCCCAACACCGCGCGCCGACGGTATGGCGATGTCGCGTTGAAATACCTCTTTGAGGACTTGCCGCGCGAGATCCCCACAGTCGAAGCCGTTCACGACGTACGGGCGAAACATGTAGCGGTCACTCCAGTGCGGCATCAGAACAACCCCGGTGCAGTATCAGGGCGAAATTGCATCGCAACGCCCTGCTGGTTAAGCGTGTCGGGAAACCCCAACGTTGCCGAGACCTTCTGCTGAGTCATCGAGATGCGCGACATATCCATCGTGATCCCCCACTCAACGTGATCAGGCACACTACGCAGAATCTCCGAAAACGTCGCGGTCGCGCCAAGCCCGCCCTGGCTAACCTCCAGCCACTGCGTGAGCTCACGTCCGACGTTGTCAATTTCGAGCTGAGCCTGAGGCAGTTGCCCCTCTTGGTCGTCTGGGATAGAGCAACCAAACGCCATTGCCGTGTACACGTTCCCGTTGCTGGTGACGTCCTGCGTGTCACAAACCACACGCACAGGCACCGCCAAATCGGGGTGATCGATTTGCAGCAACAGAAGCCGTGGCTCCGGGGCAGAGACTGCATTGATGGTTTGCCGATAGCGCGGCGTGTACTCGCGAGCCATTACCCGTACGTCTCCAGCGAAAACCTGACTTGCCAAATCCGGTAAGACCCCTGTGACGAGTACTCCACCTTCCCGCCAGCGATCTTTGCGATCTTCATTGATCCAGTAAGCGGATCGCGCCAGTCAAACCACAGCACACCGCCAGCGAGGTCCACACGCACCCACTCCTCGAAGGCATTTCGCTTGTCGATGCCGTCAAGCATGAATTCCACGCTGCGCGTGACTTTTGCCAACGAGTTCCGAGGGCGCTGCTTGTCCGGCCCCGCATCCATCTCCGTGACGAGTACCGCGAAATCGGGAGACTGGGTAAAGGAAGACGCCATCGGCGCCGGCATATACGACGGAAATGCTGGTCTCATGACTTGGGCATGTTCTGGATTGCGGAGCGCACGGGGCCGCCTCGCTTGAGGTCGTCCAACACAACCTTCAGGACAAACCCCTTCCCGTCAAACTGGGGGGTAGCGCTGGTCACTTGGACGGGTTGTGCGGACTGGTTCACGAGCTCTACGCGGATGTTTGAACTGGGCTGGCTCACCGACGAAGCGCCGCCGACGTCGAGCGTCGCTCGAACGCCAAGCGAGCCGTCAGAGCCACGCGAAAGTGGCATGATGGCCTCTGGTCCCGCTTCACCAAACAGCGCCATCGGCGCAACGGACGGGGTGGACGCGATCGAGTTGGTGAATGCTCCGCCTTTGGCGAAGGCGTGCACAACCGCACCGCTTGCAAACACATTGCCCTTCGCGCTGGCCGTGGCTGCCGCGTCTGCTCCAGCCGTCGCACCGCTCGAACTTCCCCCGAACCAACTACCCAACATCCCAGTCAGCGCGCCAAATATCGGCGAGGCCGCAGCCCGCACTTGCATCTTGATCAGCTCTTGCGCAAACGCGATCCCGATGTCGCCGATGCTGACTTTCGTGCCGGTCGCCCACTTCGCAGCGGCATCGGTGAGCCCGTCATACAGGCTCGTGAAGCTTGTACCGATCTGGTCCGCGACATTGCGCGACTTGTCATTGAAATTTTGCCAGGCTCGTGTCGCTCCATTGAGCCAGTCACCTTGCGCCGCCTGAATCCGCGACGTCGCGTCATACTCCATCGCAACACGCTTATCGTAGAAGTCTTGCAGCGCCCGAAGCTCGGCGTCGTATTGCGCCGGGTCAATGCGGTTTTCCACGCGAGAGCGCGTGAGATCGGCCAACTTTTGGTCGTATTCTTTCGCGGTTGCGGTCAGGCGTGAAAATTGGTCCCTAGCGCTGTCTCCCATGCCGACTGCGTCGACGCTCTGTGAGATAGCGTCTCGACGCGTCTGCAATGACTTGTCGAGCGACACAACATACGCCTGAAGGTCACGCGTCTGCTTCTGCTGGAGAGCCGCTGAGTCGTCAGCGAACTTGCGATCGTTCTCGGCGAGCTTCTGACGGATCTGGGCTTCTTCGCCTGCGTATTTTTGATACGCCGCGAGTTGCTTCTTACCTTTTGCCAGTTCCTCCTGCTGCTGAACGATGCCCAGCTGCTTCGTCAGCGACTGTTGACGGGCGTCGTGCTCCTGTTGCAGTTGATCCTGCAACGACATCAGCCCCTGCTCTCGAAGGCTCTTGATGTGCGCCAAACTCGACTTCAGCGCATCCTCTTCGCCCTGGTACTGCTGCTGCAACGCTTCGAGACGGCCGTTTAGCGCGTTCTGCGCGTCCGATTCAGCCTTCTTGTCGGTGTACTGCTCAATGATCCCCTTACGGGTGGCAGCAAGTGCTTTCGGGTCAAGCTCGGGACTGTTCGGGTTCGCCGTCCGAAGGTCGGAAACATGGCGGTCAAACTGATCGAGAGCGTTCTGGCGCGCGTAGCCCTTGTCGTATTGCAGTCGCTGCTTGTGCAAAGCGTCAGTCGCGGCAATGCCTGCCTGTGCCTCCCGCGCGCGGCGTGCACTTCCTTCCGCCAGCCGCTGCTCTTCGATATTAAGCGACTGGAGCGAAGCGATTTGCTTGTCGATGTTGGCGATGCGCTCGCGCGCCATATCGCCGCCACCTCCCGTACGCTTTGACATCGCCTCAAGATCGCGCCGCTCATTGAGGAGCGTATCGATCTTGTCGGTGTTCGTGGGGCCGGTGCTGAAACCTTGTTTCAACTGCGCCCAGGTCTTTGAAATCTCGAGACGAAAGTCCCGCCACGCTTTTGCTGCGGTTCCGAGTTTGTCGGTGGCATCGGTGACGAGCTGCCGATGGAGCGCTTCGGAGACGACGCGAACGGCCTCCGACACCTTTCCGGCCTCTTCGAGGGACCGGACGTACTCATACGTCGCCGTATCCATGAAGTGCATACTGCGATTGTGCTCGGCAGCCCACTTCGCAACGCCATCGGGCATCTTGGCGTAATCGGCCACGATGTCTTCCAGCTTCGCACCGGTCAGCTCGGACAACTTGACGACGTCTTCGCCGAGCGTCTGCAAGCTCTGCCCGGTGAACTTACCGGTGTAGATCAGTTCTTGGAGAGCGTCGTGTGCCGCGCCGATCCCGGTCTTGGTGCCCTGCGCGATACCCAAGGTCATCGCGTTGAAGGCATCACGAGTGACGCCAGCAGCGTTTCCGGTCAGTTGCAGCGACTTTGCAAATGCCTCGGCCTCACTCTTTCCCTGATATGCGGCAAGCGCAAACGCGCCGATGAATGCACCGACCAGCCCGACCGTTACGCCGGTCGCAGACATGATCGCACCCAACGCGTCGGTGCGCTCGCCGAGGACGAGCAACGATCCGCCGAAGTTCTTCCAGGCGCCGGTTGACGCCTCGTGTGCCAGCACCATCATCTCTTTTCGCGCGGCCGCCGACGCGAAATTCATCTCATGCGCGCCGTTCTCTGCCTTCTTCATGGCCGCGATCATCGGAGCAGCCGAATCCGCGACGCCAAGCTGCGCCGCGCGCATCTCCATCCATGCCGCTTTGCCTTGCGAGACGGTCACAGACTGGCGCTCAAGCGAGGCCATGAAGCTGCGAATCGACGATTCGCTTGCCTTGGCCCCTGACGTTGCCGCGTCCGACATGCCCTTAAACGCGGCGCTCGTCTTTGCGCCCGACGCCGTAGCGGTGGCCTCAAGCTGCTTCACCGACTGAGCGCCTTCGGCCATGCCAGCCTTGAGGCCCGTGGTATTCGCCTCGACGGCGATCACGGCCTTTCCGATCAGGTCACTCATTGCGAGGTCATTAAAAATGCCCGCGTGCAGCGGGCGTTAATGTGGTTTGGGCGAGATACCGAAAATCGCGGCACGGATGAGGTCCGATTGCGCCTTAGGATCGGCAAGCTGAACCGGATCGTCTGGCGGCGCGTCGAGTGACTCAGTCCATGGCAAAAAGTCGAGCAGCCCATAAGGCTCGGGACGCTGCTTCCGATCCCGGTTGATGTTCGCAAGCATGGAGACCACGGCGCCGGCGCGTAGATCCTCAACAGGACTACCGAAATTTTCGATGCGAGCGTACGCCATCCACTCGGCAAACTCAGCGGAATCAATTTCCCGCTGGGCTTGCCGAACACTCATTCCGAGGTGGAGGGCGAGCCGGAACCAGAATCGCCGCTCGGGGCGGCTTCGGAGTTTTTTTCCGCATTCTCCTGCGCTGCTCGACCAATACCGTTCAACAACGCTGCCTCGTTAGCCAGCATGTCAAGAACGTCTTTGTTCTTGTCGCGCAGCGCTTCGACGTTTTCGACAGTGAAAACCTGCTTTCCGTCGAGACCAACGATCGTCGCCGCGAGGAGGTTTGCTTCGAACTCCCCAAGACTGCCCGTGCCGCGCTCACGCGAAGCGTGAAACGCATCACGCTCAGCGCCAGACATAACCGCGAGTCGAACGGCACCGCCCCACTCGGGCACCGGTACGTCCTTTATCTTGCGGTCGTCCGCCGTCAGGATCTGCTCTTTCGAAAGTACGTTCACGGAGCCTCCGTCCACGTCACGTCGCCGCTGACGCGCGTGTTGACCGTGCCGGTCAGCACCGCATCGACACCGCCTTGAAGCGGCGTGCTTTTAACGAGTCCGTTCCACGTCGCCACGTGACCGTCGGGCAGCGTGAGTTTGAACAGATGCATCGCGCTGCTCGCGCGCGCAGCTTCGAGCACGATCTGACCGGGATCGGCGCGATTCACGTTCAGATCAAAGTTGAAGTTCCCGTTGTCCTGCAAGCCGAGCAGGTATTCCTTCGAGGTGCTTTCCAGGTCGGTCGTGTCGATTTCCGAGGATTGACCATCGAACCCAGTGTACGACTTGAAGCCGCGAATACGGGTGTAAGTCGGGGTTGCGCCCAGGGGGGCGATTTCAAGCTTGCTGCCCTGAGCCGAGATTGCCGGGGATGGCATAGCCGTTCTCCTTATCTATCAAGCGGTGAACCAAAAAGAAATATCGAGGCGCTCGCCGTACCAGTTGGTATCGGACTCATGCAACCCCACCGGGGCGCCAATGGGAACACCCTTCAGCTCGTCTCCGCAGAGGGTCGTCATCACTTGTCGCATGACCGTCGCCGCCTCCTTCGCAGTCTCCGCCCACACAACGAACTGCACGCGCGCGTTCATGCGCTCGGCAAGACCTTCGAGTGAGCTCGCGTCCTGCCCGCCGACCTTCTGGAAAATTGCATATGGGCGTTGCGTGTTGGCCGGCGCAGTGGCGTTGAATATTCGGCCGTCGGCAACTTCGGCCAGCGCTCCCGTAATGAGTGGCTCGATCATTTGCCGCGGGCCTCGTGAATTTCGATCAGCTTCTCTTTCAGCCGATTGCGCATCGCATCGACGGCATCGGTCTTTCGGGCCTCCCATGCCGGCCGGATGAACGGACGTGCAGCGACCCAGTGCTTACCCACAGAGTTGGCTCGGTGAGATTTCCACCTCACGCCCTTCGGTTTCGGCGGCACATACCAGTGCCCGAACTCAACCATCGGACCGTAGAAGGCGACGTCGTTTCGGCCGTCACCCTTCTTCCCGCGCCTGATGCTGACGTAGTACATCTTGCTCGTCTCAGTGGAGCGCTCTTCGATGAATTTCAGGTAGAGCGCGCGCCCGAGGTTTCCGGTTTCACCTTGCGGCGCGCGTAATGCGGCTTCGTCGCGAAGAATCGTCCCGCCAGCAACGGCGGCAGACCGTAGCGCGGATTCGGCCAGATCGTCGGCAAGCTTTAGCATCTCGGTGGCAGACTCGCTAAAGCCGCTCGTCTTCCAATCAACCGCCATCGCCTTGACCCGAGACGCAAACGAGGTCCGTATACTCGCGGCCGGCGTAATCGGGCAACGACTTCTCGATGTTGAAAATCTCGTCATCCACCGGCTGGCCGTCAACGTACTTAATCAGAACCGCCCGCATGCCGTTATCGATATCGGTGCGATAGCGCACGCGAATGCTCGCGTCCGCCGTCCCGACAGGCATGTCGGATGTGATCGCCTCAGATCCCGACGACAGGCGCACGTTGCACCAGAGCACCGGCCCGATCGGCACCCAGCCGTCGGAAGGCTGGCCGAAGTCGTCCTTTGCGGCGCCCCGGCGCTCGATCCGCACTTGTCGCGTAAGGGTTCCCGAGCGCATCAGACACCCGGCACGATGCGGTGGGGTCGCAACAGCGACTTCGCGTTGAAAGGCAGCTCGGCGACGCTACCGATAGTCGAATCCTCGCGATTCATGTAAAGCTCGGCGGTCGTCTTCAGGATCGCCGCCTTGATCGCCGCGTTCACCACCGTCGGGTTATCCCCTGCCGTACCGGCCGTAACAGCTGCCTGCAAAGCGGTCTCGGTTTCGAAGACCTGACGATTCAGGTAGTCGATTGCGGACTGCGTGGCACCGTCGAGTGCCATTTGCACGACCTCGTCGTCGGCGCCCAAATCCTGCTTGACGAACTTCGCTGCAAGTTCGAGAGAAACCAGCGGCACTGATTACTCTCCTGCACCGGCCAGCAGTTCGACCAGCTCCGCCTTGCTCGCGCTCGCCTTGTACTCGATGCCCTTGGCTTCCAGCGCCGCCTTGATCTGCGCCGCAGTCATGTCTTCAGGTGCGAGCGTCTCGTCGCCCAATGCGCCCAGTTCCAACGCGCCAGCTTCCAGTTCCGGCGGGCATTCGTCGCCCACTTCGAACGTGGTCGGGTAAATGTCACCGTCCATCACACCCTTAAACGCCTTGATCAGCTTTGCCATCTCTTCCTCGCAAAATGAGAAAGGCTCCCGAAGGAGCCCCTATTCGCAGACCGATTGACGGCGCTTACGCCGACGCGGCGATCTTCATGGCGCGCATCGGCTCCGGATTCAGGAGTCCGCCGCCGACACGCTTCGTGGTGTAGAACAGTACGTACGGCTTGTTCGTATACTGATCGCGCAGCACGCGCACGCCGATGCGATCAATGATCAGGTACGTCTGCTTGAAGTCGCCGAAGAGAACCGGCGTCGCGTTTGCCGCCACATCCGGCATATCCGGCACCTCGGTCAGCGGATATCCGGCGAGCGTGGACGGCTGGCCCGCAACGTACGTCGGCTGCCAAAGGTAATTGCCCTGGCCATCCTTGAGCTTCCGAACCAGGCGCTGCGTGTTTCGGTTCATCGTGAAGCGCGCGTTGCCCGTGAATGCGCTCGGCAGGTCGTACACCAGGTCGATGATGCCGTCCGAAGTGATCGCTGCAGCCGAGCCACTGTTGACGACTTCGATCGCGCCGAACGGGTGAGCGGCAGCATTGGCGCCGCCAGTGACGTACGTCAGGATGCCCGTCGGCTTCTTCGTGCCATCTCCCGAGACGAACGCGAGACCTTCCTGCTTCGCGAACTGCGTCTGCACCTCGCCAGCGAGCCACGTTTCCAGATCAATTTCGCTGTCGTCCAGGATACCCTGCGTCGCAGCAGGGTTAGCGTAGATTTCGCCCGAACCGAACGTGAGCGGCGCGAACGTTCCGGTGTTGGTCTGCGGACGCGGGTCAGTTTCGCCAACCCAGCCGCTTCCCGTACCTCCTAGGTTGAACAGCTTCGAGAAACCGGCTTTCGATACCGATTGCACTTGGCAGAGGTCCCGCATCGGCGAGACCAGAACAAGCTTGTTGGTGATCGTGCGATCCCACTCGATCGGAGTGAGGTAACCGCCTTGGTCGTCGGCTCCCTTGTTCAGTGCTGCGTTGACGTCGCCCTTTTTCACGTGAGCCTTGAAGGCGTCCGTGTATTCCGCGTCGCGCAGCTTGGCACCGCCGCCGGCGCCCCCCATTTCGAGAGCTGCCATCTTCACACTGTGCTCGTCCAGCGCCTTCTGGAACGAATCGAGATCCGAGCCGATCTTTTCGACCTTTGCGGTAATGTCAGCCGTCGGCAGGCCCAACTTGATGGTATCGAGCTGTTTGGTATGCTCGGCCTTGAACGCCTCGAAAGCACGGTTGACACCCTCAATGAGCGCCTTCACCTCGGTATCGGCGCGCACGGACATGATGCCGCGCGGAACCGGAGCAAAGGTGCCGGCCAGTGCCGCCGTCAGGGCGGAAATCATTCGTTGCTTGCTCATGGATTTATCCTTGAAGAGCGTTGATGAGGTTTTGCAGCGAGGCTGCAACGTCTTCGCCAGCGCCCGGCATGGCGGTTCCAGCGGCAGCGCCAGGCGTGCCGTCGAAAAGGGTTTTGATAGCGTCACGACGAGCGCCGCGCGAATATCCAGCGCGCGCCATCGACGCTTCAATGAGTGCAAGCGCCTTGCGGCCGCTCGCGTTTGTGTCTTTGGCAACCTTCGCGCTATCCAGCAGGCCGGTCGCAAAACCGTCGTCAACGGCCTGCTGCGCGCCGATCCACGTCTCCTTATCCATCAGCGCAGCAGCTTCTTCCTGCGAGATGCCCGCGCGCTGCGAATACACCTTAGCCATGGCTGCGTCGAACGGCGCCAGCACCTCGGCGGCCTGCGCGATGTCGTGCCGGTTGCCGATTGCGACCGTCCAGGCGTTGTGGATCATCAGAAAGGCGCCATCACCCATCAGGATCTCGTCGCCCGCCATCGCGATCACTGAAGCCGCCGAAGCGGCTATGCCCATCACGTTCACCGTGACCTTTGCCTTGTGCTCACGCAGCAGGTTGTAGATCGCAACGCCCTCGAAGAAGTCGCCGCCAGGCGAATTCACGTTGACCGTGAGGTCGCGCGCGCCGATGTTTCGCAGCGCAGCGCTGATGCGCTTCGCAGTGATGCCCGTGCCTTCCCAGTTGTCGCCGATCGAGTCGTAGATCGAGATCGAGGCGGAGTCGTCACTCGCCGCTGCGTGCACGCCCGGCTCCCAACGCTCCAACGCATCGGGCCGCACGTCGTATTGCGCGCTGTTGAGCCGGTGATCGGCTCGGATTTCAGGCAGTTTGAGGAGGCTCATTGCCGCTCACCTTGGGTTGCTGTGTCATTGGGTTGCGCAGTTGGTCGGCAACCGGGTCATCCACGCGAGGCAGATCCACCGTCTCGCGCACTTCGTTCTGCTTCATCCATGGCGAATGTCCGCCAGCACCTAGAGCCTTGGCAAAGAAGTTCGCCTGATCGTTAAGCGTGCCGCGCAGAAGCGCCGCTTCGTTGAACTTGAACACCTGCTTGCCGAGCATGTTCTCCGGCAGGAACAGGCGCTCAGCCGCCTGCTCCCATGAAACGAACCAGGGCGACAATCCGTATTGAATGAAGAAGATGGCAAGCTGCTCAATGCCACTGCCCCAACTCGTGTCATCCATCATCAGAAGCGGGCGCGGTACGCCGTACATGCGCGCCACCTCTTCGATCTGGTGATTTCGGTTCTCGATCTGCTGTGCGGATACCGCCGTCGCCGTGAACTGTTTCGCCTTTCCACCCTCTTCCAGCAGCATCCAGCTACCGGCTTTGTCAGATCCCGAGTGGTTCTCCGCGATCGACTCTTTCAGGCGCGTGTATGCGCCATCCGAAAGCTCTTTCTCGTACTCGATGGCACCGCCTGCCATTACGCCAGTGCGAAACGTGCGGGACGCTGCGCGCTCAGCCTGCTCGGCGAGTTCTAGCGCCTCTCTCGCCAACCGTGGCCGGGAAAGACCGTTCACGCCATCCAGTGACAGATCGCGCAGATGAAACACTTCGCGAGCTGGCAATGTGATCAAATTCCCCGCGGGCGTCGTGTAGTCGTAGACCATCTGCCACGCTTCCGTCAGGCGCGGCTTCGTAGAACCGCGATCCATCGGAATCAGCCGAATCGGGCGATTTCCCGACCAGATCACGCGAGCGTACGACTGGCCGTCGAGTAACGCGCGCAACTGCAAAAGGCTTTTGAACTCGATCGGCGTTTGCCAATCGTTCGGTCGATACTTCAGCAGGCGGTGAGCCGGGTTGTCCGCCTGCGTCCGCTTCGTGTCATCGTTCGCGATCAGGTTGAGCGGCAGCATGCCAATCGATTGCGAGATCAGCGTCACGCATCGAAGGACGGCCATGTTTCGCAGGGCCTTCGCCTCGCGCCCCGTGACTCCTCCGTTCAACTCGCCATTACGGATGTACTCGAGAAGGTTCGGATCATCGAGGCCGTCGAAAACCTGCCCAGGTGTCGACTCAGCACGCGGCGCTACTTGCGACGAGGCCCGCTCAAGAGTCGGTTCCGCGAGGCGAGCGGGGACCTCCGGAGTTTTCTCACCCCGGACGAAATCAAACCAACCCATTCACACCTCAGAGGAATCGGATGCCGCGCGACTCATACACGGACGGCCCTTGAGCCGGCGGGTTGAGCGCCATCAGCGATACCGCATCGAAAATTGCCATCAGCGGGTCAATCTTTCCCGTCCCGCTGGCTTGTTTGGTGATGTTCACGGCGTTGCCGACAGGGACAACGCGCGCGTTGCTGACGCACCACGCCATCATCGGCTGCCCGCCGTGAATCAACATGCCGTCCGCCACTTGGCCGTCTTCGAGCCGTCGGCCGCTGGCAGCAGCAATGCGACGCTCGGCCGTCTTGATAGCTCCAGACAGTTTCCAGCCTTGCGAAATGCCGATCACCTTTTCCTCCGGCACCTTCGCGTCGGCCAACGCGTCAAGGACACTACCGATTCCAGCCGGGTCCGCGCCAACCTTGAAGAGAAGGCCCGCGAACTCAATGTCAGCGACAATCGCAGCGACGTCAGACACGTCGTCGCCGATTTGCTCCACGACAGTCAGGTTGCCCTCTTTCTCGAAGTCGCGTAGTCGTTCGGCTATTTCCTTGCGGCGATCGAAGACGGTCGGATGAGCCCATGCGTGAGTCCACGCTAGCCAGTTGCGCGTCCCTTTCTCGCGGCCAACGAGCGCAAGGCCAAGCAAATCGTCCAGCCCACCACCGTCGATACCCGCCGCAATCACTTCGCACCGCGCTTTCAGCTCTTCGACGGTTAACTTCGGCGCCTTCGCCGCAGCCTCCCAAAAGTCTGCGCCCGCCCAACGATCACTTCTAAGTGCGAGACCGATTTCGACATTTCCATGCTTCGAGAGAAAGCCGCGCAATGACGCCTCGCCCTCCTCGCTAGCCTTGCGGTGCTCCCGCTCAAGGAATGTGCGATCAACCGAGTAACCGAGATTCGGATTGACCATGCCCAAGTTCTCGACGCGGAGATGCGCCTTCGACTTGACCATCTCGGGCGGATGCTCGTAGATGATCGGGAGAAACTGCGGGTCATGGATCTTGCCGTCGCGCACGTCACGCGCGTATTGGAGCTTTTCCTTGAACACACCGGCAGGCGGTTCGTCGCTCTGCGTCGTGATCCAAATCACGAAGCCCTCTGGACGCGATGCGAGGCCACCTAGCGCCTCTCGAAACATCTCCTTCGCGCCAGACTGTTTGCCGAACAACCACAGTTCCTCGACCAACGTTCCAACGCTTTTCTTCCCTGCTGCGGTGTTGGGATCTGCTGCGATCACCTTTAGCGTCGCGCTCTTTTCGCGGTGCGTCAGGGTCTTGATGTGCGTTTGCACTTGGATAAGGTCGGCCAGTTGGTCGTCCTCGTCCGGCTCCTCAAACGCCACCATGTCCTTGGCTGGCCCGAAACTGTTGTTTGCGACCTCCAGCGTCGGTGCCAAGATAGTGAACTCTGCCGACTGCCGCCAGTTCAGGATCAGGCATGTGAGCATAATCGACGCGGCAAGCCCGGATTTGAAGTTCTTCTTCGGCAACATCACGAACCACTCCGTGATAAGCCTTCGGCCACTCTCGGCGTCGTACGCGCCGAACACGGACGCTGCCAGATCAAAGATCCACTGCCCAGATGATTCGCCAAGTCTGGGGCTTCCTGGCGCGTCGACGATGCGCAACGAGCGCATCACTTCAAGGCCTCTTTCAGCCTCATCCGGAAAGATCGGCGCCGGAATGATTGATTGACCGCGTTGCAGTCTCTCTGCCCAGTCAGGGCATGCGGTTGTCCACTCCGGCATCAGACGCTCTTTCCGCCAGATGCCACCAACTTCGGTGGTGATGCGGACGCGAAGCGACCGCCGCCGGCCTTCTTGGCCGCATCCTTCTGAGCTTCCTTCTTCCCGGCCTCACCGACCTTCGGGTGCACGAAAGGCATCAGTGTCTTGGCCGCGTCGATCCGCAGCTTCGGCTCTGTTGCCTGATCGTTCATTGCCGCGAGCAGGAAATCCTTCGGATCCTTAAAAGTCAGAATCGTCGACAGGTCAAACCCGGCGGCAACCGCTGCACCAGTTACGGCCGCCGCCTCGGACTGCTCAGCCGTCTTCGACGTCGGCTTTGCGATCACACTCGCCTTCGCGCCACCCTTTTTCCGATGCTGGGCCAGGTAAGCAGCGACATCCTTGTCTTTAACAAGTCGCGATCCAGCCGCCGAAGCGGTAGCCGGACTGTAGCCCGCCGCAATGGCCGCGTCTTTATTGGACTTTCCGGCCAAAACAGCATCGGCAAACAGCCGCTTTTTGCTGTTAAAGGCCATTAACAAAAACTCCAAAAGGGGAAATTTTCTGCGCGTGCGGGAACGTGCGGTCTAGGGGTTTTGGCCGACAGAACTTTTGACCGCCCCCCTATCGATGCCGCTCGACGCGTTGCTTTTCACTATCGTGATGCGACTTGCAGAGGGTCTGCACATTGGCCGGATCAAGTCGCAATCGATCATCTCCGCGATGAGCAACGATGTGATCGCCAATCGTCCCGAGCGGCTCAGCGATGCCGCGCTCCGCGCATGCAACAACAACCTCGGCCGGCGTCAGTCCCAGCATGACGAGATCACGCAGACAGAACACACAGTGCGGATGCTCAGCAAGGTGCAGCGCTCGAAGGCGTTGCCAGTCAGCTCCGTATCCGCGCGCAGTGCTTCCAGTCTTTCCTGTTCGCCAGGACGGAGACTCAACGACGGACGTGCGCGCTTTCAGCGGCGCGAGTCGCGGTCGAAGTGTAGTCAGTCGGGGCATGAAAGAAACGCCCGCAACCGCCGAAGCGGTGCGGGCTAACGCCTGATGGCGAGGTGGAGACACGCACGAGAAATGGAAAAGCCCGCGAGGTTTTCACCGTCGCGGGCTCTGGATGCACTGATTCAGCCTTTACGAAATGATACGTTTTTTGCCGATTTTGTATAGTGCGAAGATGTATAGCGCCACGCTATACACTTTCAACCATTCGGCAGTAGGCGCGATACGCCTGTGCGCGGCCACTATCCACGCGCTTGTAAAACGCATCCCGCGAGATACCCAGCGCGCAGGCCACGCGCTTGATATGAGAAACGCGGTGAATGTAGAAGAGGTACAGCGCTTCCTTCTCAGGGCTCTCGGGCAGCGACAATACAGCGAGATTGAAAAAGCTGAGCGTCGACGAACAGATCGCATCCGGCTCAGGTCCAACCTTGCGTGGCTGCATACCTGCGAGCATACCGGCGGGGAGCGGCGGCACGAAAATGCGACGCGTGCGGTGCCAGGCAGCCCAGTCTTCGCAAAGAGCATTGAGGTCACGTTTCGTGGTCATGCTTTGTCCTTGTACAACGCGCATCGCCGCATGTTCTTCGTGCCGGGTTTGGTCTGCTCCTTGGCGCAATACTCCAGTCCCCATAGCGTCAGCTTGTGTAAGCAGCCCTTGCATGTTTTGCTCTCCTCAATTTCAATGACTTTTGCCGGGTTCTGATAGAAATGTGTGGGCAGGACCGCCATCACGCCACTTCCGGTGCAACGCTTGCAAAAATGCGATGCGCTACATCGCGCCGCGTTTGCTCCAGCAATTCCGCTTCGGTGCCATACCGCCGTTGAAACTCAGCAGGCCCCGCGTGAAAGGCAACGCCATAGCCGCCGACTCTGTGGTGCAGCGGACACAATGGGATCGTGTCCGCATGCTCCGCGCGCTGCCCACCGCCAGCCAGAAATCGCACGTGATGAACTTCTGCCGGACTCTCGTCATACCCGAGATTCCGGCATACGACGCAGTACAGCCCTGCAACAACGCCCATATGCTCACGCTCTGCCTTCTTTGCTCGCTTGCGCGATTTGCGTTTGAACGGTGATCGAGCAAGCGGCACGCTACTTCTCAGCGACGTCTTCCTCGCCCAGCTCATCGCATTTCCTCGCAAAGTTGCTGGAGGGAGCTGGCATACGCACCGTAAGCCATCATTGGCTGCCACTCCGGTCGGTAAGGGCCCGTAGCGATAGTTGGTTTCGAGGCCCTCGCCGTTACCTTTGCTTTCACTGTCGGCTCAATGCGAGCTGCCGGGGCGGTAGACCGCGTAAGCGCCAGACCGAACTCAAACGCACGCGCTTTCCTCATGACCAGAAGACCTTCGTTCACGAGCTCCACAACCAATCCGTCAACCTTCTTACGAGCTACCCCACTCAGATCCGACAACGCTTGCCTGTCGTACCAGTCGCCCTTGTCCATGCAGTCCAGAATCGCGCTCTTCATTTGATCTCCGTGATCGTCAGCCCCTGCAATGCCATGAGGTGCCGTTTCAATCGATACATTTGCGTCAGAAATCCCTTCACATCCTCGATGACGGTTGCTCCGTCGCGCTGGTACACAAAGTCCGCAACGTAGTAGCGCGCCGGGCGCTTACGACCATCGATCACCACTGTGGCGGCGATCTCAAAGCTGACCTGTCGAAGTAGCCCCGATATCAGGCCGACCTTCTCTTCGGCCACGAGCACCTGCCAACGATGCATTTCCTTCTCGCTGTCGAACTTCTCGCCGTCGAGCTCGCACGGATTGTTGCCGTACTTCGACCGCTTCTTCGCAACCATTCCGAGAATCGGCTGAGCAAGCAATGCGGGCACCGTTGATTCAAGCGCGGCAGCGGTAGCGCCGATCTGCTCACGAATCCGCGCCGTACCCACTCGCCCGTTGCTCACGGCATGCTCGGGAAACGTCAGGCCCTTTCGCGTCATCGCGGCACCTCCCTCAGACCGCGCTTTGCAGCAGCTTTTGCAGCTGCTTGAACTTGCTCGCCTCGACCGCCGTCTGCTCGATGCCTTCTTCGATCGACAGCGCCGCCGTCTCGATCTCCGATGCGATCGCCTTGGTTTCAGCGTCAACATGAGTGCGCAACGCAGAAAGGCGCGCCGACAACGACGACAACAGGTCAATCGGGGATTTCGGCTTCGCTTCGGGCACAGCGCTCTCCTTCTTGATGACGACGACTTTGGTCGACGGATTGGCAACATCGGCGACAGCATCCTTGGCGATCGCGCGGCGACGGTACCGGCCCGTTTGTGCCTCGGTGATCAATCCGGACTCGCGCAGCGCGCGCAGGCAACCTTGCAGCACATGCAGATCCAAGCTTGATCGGGTCGTGCGCATCAGCGCACTAGCGATCTCGACCGCCGACCATGCCTCCTGAATCGGCACGACTTCAAACACCTTCTGTGCGATGGCAGTCTGGCCGCGCAACTTGCTTTCAATACGAGACGGCGTCATGTGTCACTTCCTCTTTCTCTGTAGGTGGGCGATGTATGCCCGCAATTCCTTTTCCTGCCGTTCTGCCACCTGGTCGCCTAAGCTCCGCCGTACCGTTTCGACAAGATCCCTTGCAGCGTTCCCGTGCCCCGCCAGCGCCGCCCTCGCCGCTTCATCAAAGCGCCGCCAGCATTCGTCACGGGTTAAGCTGCGACTTTGCCTCGATGACTTTCCCAATCGAACACGACAGCCTCGCCGCCGTCCTCACGTAGTCGGTCAAAAACACGCTCCCCCAGAAACGAACGAATGCCCGGTACGCGACGACCATCGACCACTTCGTCGTCAACCGTGAGATTCGAGAGCAGGATGGTTTGACGGCGCTTTTCGTACCGCTCGTTCAGAACGTCGAAGAGGATCAGCTTTTCGGTTTCGGATCCAAACTGCACACCGATCTCGTCGAGAACGAGCAGGTCCGGGAACGACAGCGCAGCGACGGCGGCAGACTCCGACTCCGTGCTGCCACGCGTCCACGTGTCTTTCACTCGCCGGACGGCACGCATGACCGTCGTAAACAGAACCGTTCGCGGCGCGCACTCCATGATTGCGTGGCCGATTGCTACGGCGAGGTGCGTCTTTCCCGTTCCCGGCAGACCGAGGAAAATGGCGCACTGCCCACGGCGGTCGGGCTCACCGAAATGCTCGGCAAAGTCGCGAGCGAATTCGAGTGCGCGAATCTGGCCCGGCGTCTTGGCGACGTAGTTGTCGAGTCGACGATCCATGAAGCGCTCGGGAATGCCTGTGTCACCGAGACGGCGCTGCCATGCTTCGCGCTCACCGGCACGGATGATCGTTTCGCGCTCACGCGCAATGCGGGCGGCATCCTCTTCCGCGCATTTCGGGCAACCCGTCCATGAGTCCCCGAAGTAGCACAGCCGGTCGTAGTCGCCGTGTTTCGGGCAATTGCCGGAGGAGCGAAGCGGCAGGGCGTGGAAATTCACAGCTTCCCTCCTTTGCCGTAACTGCGCTTGCCGAAGCCCTCGCCGGAAGCGCCCTTCGCTGCGCCAGTCGTGAGAGCGCTCTCATTGCGGACCCAGTTGCGCCAAGTGGCGTCCCAGTCCGTCTTGCGCCCCTTCTCGCCTGCCTTGGCCCCCCAGTAGTCCTTGAACTTCTCGGCCACACGGCGAACATGGTCGGCATTCCACGTCGGTTGCTCCACGAGAGCCCAGTCACCGAGAGCCTTGGTCAAGACCCAGTCGTCGGGTAAGCGCGTGCCGCGCGCACCACTGACGGTTCCCTTACGGTTAACTGATGGTTCTACTGATGGTTCGGGTGCAAAAGCTTTGCACCCTTTTACGTCGTCGTTTGCACCCTTTACGCCGCCAGTTGCACCCTTTTCTGCTTCGTCTTGCACCCTTTTCTCGGATTGATTCGGTGCAGAATCTGCGCCCTTTCCGTCTTCCGAGTCGTCATCGGAAATGGGTGCAAGTTCTGCACCGTTTATCCATGCCTCGTTGATGCGGTACTCGGCGGGCATTCCGGACTGGCCACGACCACCGACGGCTTGGCGAACTAGCACCAGCCATCCGGACTTCTGCATGCGCCGAAGCTGGTACTGAACGGCTCGCTCAGACTGGCGGGTACGGGTGGCCATCGTGGCTACGCTCGGAAAAATGCGGGTGCCGTCGTCGTGGGCGTTGTCTGCGAGCTTGAGCGCAAGCAGCATTTCGCCGCCGCCGGTCGGGTAACGCTCGAACACCATCCCCATGACTTTGGCGCTCACTTCTCGCCCCCTGTCCTCACTCGAAACCGCGTGACGCCACGACGCACCGGCGTCGTCTCGATGTGACCAGCGGATTCCAGTGCCTTGATCGACTCGCGTACCGCCGATTCCGACATGCCGCAGTCACGCGCCAGGCGGCTGACCTTCGGCGATGATTCGCCCGTCGACATGACCGCGTGATGGCTCAACGCCAACAGCACGATCTTCTCGGTGTGGCGCAACTCAATGCCCCACGCTTGATTGACTCGATGTGCACTCATGGCGGTTCCTCAGTGGTCGCACGGCATTTCGCCGTTGGGCTGGCGCACCGCTCCACAGCCGATGCAAAGCGTCGGCTTCTCGTCTGCGACGATCACCGTCACCGCGCGAGATGCAGCCTTCACGAACGCGTCCTTTGCCGCTTCGATAGCAGCGTGATCCACCGAAACCGAAAGCTTCATCTTGATTTCGCTCACGTTCCCAATCCCTCCATTCCGACCGGCACTTCACCGGTTACGCGCATCGCCGATTCGACGGCGCTTACAAGCGTCTTCTTCACGGAGATATCGTTGATCAGGCTGATGTGCAGGCGCGGCAACTCGCCAGGGTCGATGCCGTCCAGCAAATCCGCCGCCGACGATTCCGTGCGGTGGTTCGCATGCACAATCGTCTGCACGATCTGCTGCGGGCTCAAAGCGTCCTGTTCCATCCCGGCCCGAACACGCACGGATACGTCGACCGTGCCAAGCCATTCGTTGAGGTACGAAAGGCGGATATCGACGGGCATCGCCGCCAAAATCGAGCGCTCGACGTTCGCCGGCATCAGATTCGTGTCCTTGCTGCGGTCGTCGAGCCAACGGAAGATGCGATCGGCGGCATTCTTCGCGGCAGTGAAGGCATCTCCCGACATATCGAATTCGAGGCGCGGCAGCTTGTCCCCGCCCCATGCCTTGTGGGCATCGACGATTTGCAAGGCCACCGTCTCGCGGCTGCCCGCGCGCTGCCGCCACATGTCCACGTGATCGGACAGGATTGCCAGCTTCGTTTTGTGCGATTCGTTTCGCATGTGTTTTTCTCCTCGTGCGTCTACAGTTCAACGCATGCCTTCACTACTCAAATCTGGCGAGTCCCCCGACGGTGCTAAGCTGTGCGCTCTTCACTTCGTACAACTCAACATCCATCGGGGTACTCATGACCGAACTAGAAGAAATCCGTGCCGACATCGCTGGATTGACGGCGGCAGTAGTGGCGCTTGCCTCTGTAAGTCCGGATCTGGAATCGGTCCTCAAACGGCTGAATGCTGTGGAAAAAAATTTCCGAGAGAAATCAGTCGGCACCGAGAATCTCCGCTTCGCGGATCGAGCATTCGACGACCTGCGACAGGCGTTTGAGGAACTCTTGAGGGTCAAAGCCGCTTCTTGAGGCTCTCGACAATCGCCTGCGTCACACGAGGTAACTGCTCGTCCAAGCGTCGGTTAGTTGCCTCCGAAGCCTCCGTTTGTTGCCCTTCAAGCGCAGGGCGGATAACCCACAACACGAACCGCGCATACAGTCGCTTCATTTGCTCATTCATACGTCTATGAACCTCGATCGTGAGTACCAAAAGAATGTCCTACAGCAATTAGCGGCCATCTATCCAGCCCGTGGTTGGGCCAACAAAGTCTCGGCTCCGTCAGACGAGATCCGAGATGCGAACCTCTTCTACCTTTGTGAGCACGGACTCATAACCGAATGCATGTCGATTGCAATGGACAACTCGGTCAGCTACGGCACGACTAGAATCACGAAGGACGGTATGGACTTTCTTGCAGACGACGGGGGTTTATCGGCCGTCCTCGGCGTCGTAACAATCAAACTGCACGAAGACACAATCAAGTCACTCATCGAGGAAAAAATCCTCGCGTCAGCTAAGTCGCCCGCTGAAAAGCAGCAATTCGTTTCTGCGCTTCGCAAGCTGCCTGCCGACGCCACAAAACACCTAACGATGAAACTATTGGACTTGGCGTTGACTCGTGCCCCGGACGCACTACACGCAATACAAACGGCACTTCACCAGTCGTCGTAGTACCCGGTTCCATCCTGTCGAATCTCCCCCAACCAACAGACGGACCAAGTTCGACCCAGAAACTGTGAACGTCGAGCGATGACTCGATCACCACCAGTCCGTTAACGAAGGCGATCGCTTCAAACTGAACATTGATGAAGGGAGGTACGTCGGTACGTTGCGGCATGCTCATTGAGAATCTCCAGTAGCGCCGCCGGCGGCGCGGCGTGACACTCGTGCGGAATGAAGTTCAGCGATCCTGCTCGCGATCGCGTAGGACACGCGGGCGCCTCGGGTGCCAGACAGAAGCGAAGAGATTTGCGACTGGGAACAAGGAACTTCTGCCGCAAGTTGCGCTTGCGTCAGCCCAGTGTCGAGGAGTTCAGATACCGCGCTTTTGATGTCCATGCGGACAATTATCACGTTTGTGTTTATTCAAGTCAACACAAATGAAATGGCGCACTCCATTACGATTGTGATATGTACACCCTAGCCGAACGCCTCCGATGGGCACGAACGAAAGTCGGCCTTTCCCAAGAACAACTTGGAGCAAAGGCCGGCGTCACTCAATCGACAATCGGGAATCTAGAATCGGGGACGCGGGGCACCGCGAGGCGCTTGCCTCAGATTGCGGAGGTCCTCGGGGTAAATGCTCTGTGGCTTGCTGAAGGCAAAGGGCCGCAGACCCCAAATGGGAAGAGTACAGGCAACTTGGACGCTGCTTTAAGCGGCGCGAGCGAGGCCGCGCGCGAGCTTGTCGAAGCGATTCTTCGTGCCGACCAAGCAGGCGAACCCGCACACACTTTCAATCTGATGCTTCGGATGCTCCCGGGCGACGACGAGCCGGTTGGTCGTCTGAACCCGTAACGTCGTCCGAAACCACATCGCGGGCTCCTCCGATAGGCTCGAGCGCCCAGTCGTCAGCGATCATCGCGCGAGCTACCACCATGTGGCACCGGTCCTCGCTTACGGAGAATGCGGGGCCGTCCAACAGGTAGACGAGCCATTCCGTCGACGAGTGGGCGCGGCGGATGAACACCAACCGCCCCTCCAATAGTTCGTTCCACGCCTTATTGATCCGCGCCAAGTCCCCTGGCTTGCAGCGCAGTTGGGACGACCCACTTTCCGTCACAGCTAGGCCCTCTTAGAGTTTTTGTTAAGACTACTGTATATTTAAACAGTAGTTTAGCCTCGTCCCCGTGAAAATTTCAACCTAATTTCTCCATCACTCGCCATACACCGTCGATCGTGCGGCAGCCGATCACCGAGACTCGATTACTCGCGCCGTTCGAAAGCTGAGGCGAAGTAGATTCGGTTCGACACAACCACAAAAATCACAAATGTGTTGACACCAATAAATCACATATGTGATTATCGACTCCAACGCAGCACACATCGCTGCCCGCCCGCTGGTTGGGGCGCTCCTTAAAAACTCAGTTACCGATAGAACACGCCGATTGCGTCCGCACCTCGCGGGCGCGGCTAGGCGCAGGGCGGAACCCTCTACCCCTGAGACAAAGACCGGAGGCTATCCAAGCGCCGCCTGGCTGCTCACGTGGCTATAGAACGTCGATTGGATTGAAGAGATGCAGCGCCGCCGGGAGCCGACTCAGTCGGGAGTAGCCCGGGACGCTGCGTCCAAATGCTGTATCTGAGGCGGCTTTCTTCCGAGAGCCGCGCCATATACACGAGGAGAGCAAATGCGACTGACCAACGAAATGCGGATGGCGATCGTTCGCAGCGCGATGAAAGCGGCTTTCGACAAGCGCGAGGAGGCTCACAACTCCAACACCGTCGCTTTTGGCGATGCCGTGTACGCCGAGGAGCACGGAGCGGTGGAGAAGATCGCTCGAAAGCTTCCCCCTGGATGGATGCAGACCGCCAAGTGGATCGGGATCGATTGCCCCGGATTCAGCCGTCGATCAAATGACGGACTGAAGCTCTCGCAGATTCCGATGTCCGTGGCGCGACCGCAACCTCACCTCACGCAGATTGCGAAGATCACGCCGAGCCACCCTTTGTACGAGCGCTCCCAAGCAATCGCCGACGAACACCAGGCAATTCGGCGAGACAAGGAGGCGCTCGAAGGCAAGCTGAAATCGATCGTCAACGCAGCATCAACCGTTGCGCGCTTACTCGATGCGTGGCCCGAGTGCGAACGGTTTCTGCCTCAGACGCCGACCAAGAGCTATTCGGTTGTTCCGCTCACGCTCGTGGCCGATGTGAACGCTACGCTCGGCATCAAACAGCGCAGTTCCCGCGCCCCGCGAACCTAACACCTCCCCGGCGAGGGAACGCCCCCGATGATGCAGGCGTGACGGCCGCCAGTTCAGCGAAGATGCGTGCCGAGCAGAATGAGAAGTGAGAGAGCTGAGAGGACCGCCGCGCCCGCGATCAGTGTGGTGCGCACGTCGTGATCTTTGTCAGCTCGCACCTTTGGGGGCGGAATCAGAAAGCCAGCCGCGCCTACTGCAACGCTCATGGGGACAAGCGCACCCACTATCGTTCTGACCGTCACCATCATGATCATTCCCCCGTCGTTATGTCTCTGATTTTCGTCCATACATCAGGACGGCGACGGGTTAAGTTTTGGCGGGACCACTTCAATCGGTCGATTAAATATAGATCCCGCTGGAATTGATCCTTCGGTGACACACGCGAGTCGGCCGCAGAGAAAGTTACTTAAGACGGTCTTTAACGCGGGCAACTTCCGGATACTTTTGCGCGGCTTGCTCAATGTCACGGGCCCGATTGTTAGAGAGCTTGGCCGATACGTCCTCGTCGCTCAAGCCCAACTCGTCGGCAAGCTGATAGGCCAGGTTCTTGAACGCCTGCTGGCTGACCATCCAATTCGCCATTGTTTCCTGCTGTTGCATGTACGACGCGCGGAATTTTTGGTGCTTATCGGCAATGACATGCAACGGGCTACCCAACAACGTGTTCAGCCTGTCGACTTCGCGCTTCAAATCTTCGATCTCTTCTTCGAGCGTCGCGTTGTGGCTCTGTGAGAAAGCGAGATCTCCTGCCGCGAAGCTCGCCCGCAGGTTCTGATCTTCGATCTGTGCGTTTTTCTGTGCAATCTCGATTTCGTCGTCGCTGTACATGGTGCCCCGCCGTCTTTCAGATGATGGATTTAGACCCATCGAATCCTACATCAGCGGACCCTGCGGAAACCTTGATCCTATCGAAAATGATAGCCCCGCTTGGCTGGCAGCACCTTCAAGTGAGCAGATCCGACGGCGGCGCGGCGTCGTCATAAAGCCCGTATCTCACTTCCCCCGATCTGATCAGGATCTCGGGTCTGCTCTCTTAAGGGTTAGCGCCGCCAGCGGGAGGTGCCGTAGGCTCAGTCCTGTGCTGTCCGTTCGCTGGCTGCGACAATTCAACGTTGATTGGGAAGCGCGCCTCACCCCGAAAGACGCGCGCCATGCCCGTGCGAATTGCGTCCTCGTCCAAGATTGCGTTTCCGTGGCTGACAGGAAAGTAAACCTGCGTTTTGATGTCGAGATCGGGGAATGCATACCCAAGGTAGCCCCCAATTTTCGACAGCAACTGCACTTCGTAGGTATCCCGGTTCTGTAACCAAAGTGCGGACTGCCCATCTGTAAGTTGGGACAGATCCTGATCGTAGTGATTAAGGAGTGTGCGCCATGCTTCAGCGATGGTCTTCAGCAGCTCGCCGCGTCCCGGTCTAGCCCAGCCGAGAAAGAGGTTGTTCGGGTGAAAAACGATCGGAATGGAGTTTAGCGCCTCGACGTGTTTGGGTGCCACCGGCGTAGCTCTTGTCGCCATCAGCGCGTGGAAGATTCGCACCTGTTCGTCCCGAGCAGACCGCAGCCGGTCAACAACTCTCTGAGCCTGCACGGCTAGGACGGGGCCGAGCAGCGTCGCACACCCGATCATGACATCCGTGACTTTCCAAGAATAGTCCCAAGTCGGCATATCGCCCTCCCTCTTATTTTGGTCATCGCCGCCGATTCTATCGAAACGCGACAGCAATGTCGTAAATCAGGTTTGCTATGCCAGTCCTCTTAATCCTACTGCCGCTCCTCTGGGCGCGAGCGGCGGCTTACCCGCGCCCTTCCCGCTCGACGTGGCGGCGCATTCGATCAACGACTAACCCGGCGGTGCCTATGGACTACGGCTAGCTGCGCTGAACGCGCCCACATTCGGTTTCTGTGACTGCCCAGCACTCACCGACGTGAAAGCCGGACGAAACGCGGCACGGGATCTCAGTTGCCCGATGGCTGGAGGAGTGCCCGCCCTCTTTACGCCAGATGACGGCGCCCAAAGACGATCGCGGTAGAGCGAGCCTGACCGCTCACAGGCCCATGACGGACATGGTTAGAGCCGTAGCCCCGGTGTTCTGCCGGGGCTTTCCCACCTCTCTGGAGGAATTCCCATGTTTGCAGCAGAGATTCGCCGGTATCACGCCGGATGGCATGACGCCGTCCACGGTACGCCCTGCCAATCCGATGACCTCGCATACCGACTCGGGTATCGCGACGCTACCCACTGAGGCGCCGCATGTTTCAGCGCCTCATCGTCGCCCCCGTGAACGCAGCCTTCCTCCGCTACAACAAGTGGACGATCGACCATAAGCGTGTGGCTTGGGCATGCCATCTGTCCGCCCTCGTCGGCGCGATCGTCGCAAAACTCGCTTTCAACGTATGAGCAGTGCCCCGAACAGGGCGGCAGCAAAACGGGCTTGGGAGGCGCTGCGTCCGCTCGTGAACAAGCGGCGAGCCCGATCTGTACGGGCAGCCCTCCCCGGCTCGTCGCGGCATCACGAGGAAATCGAAGCGCGACAGCTGTTGCTCGACGCACTCGCAGCGCACTCCAACGTCATGCTCGCCGCCCTCGCCTTCTACATCAAGACCGATGCCCAGCGCCGCGACGACGTCGAAGAAGATGCCGAGCGCTGGCGTCACATCGAATCCCACTACCCATACGGCGGACACCCTTCCAAGGGATTCCGAGAACACATCCGTACCGCCGTCGACCGCGAACGAGGAAAGAAATGACCGCTGTCCCGTCCTTCAAACAGAAGATTCTCGACAAGGAAATCCGACGCGCGGACGCGATGAAGATCCGCTACGAGGATATCCACGTCGAACCCGGCTTCAATCTGCGTGCCTCGCTCGATCTGCTCGAAGGCGACGCGCTTAATGCGGCCAAGGAGGATGACGAAAGCCTCTTCCGCCACATCATGGCGGGCGGGCAGTATCCAGCGCTCGAAGTTCGGCCGCGCGCCGAGGGCGGCGTCTGGTTGGTCGACGGACACCGCCGCCATGCTGCCATCGGCCGTGCTGACGCTGCGGGCGCACCGCTTCGGGACAAGTTCGATGAGTTGATGGTGCGGATCGAAGCGTTCGACGGCAACGATGCGGACCGAACCGTCCGGATCTTGTCGAGCAACAAGAATCGCCAGTTACACCCTCTCGAAAAGGCATTCGGATACCAACGCCTTGCCCGCTTCTGCTGGGACAACTCGCGCATCGCGGAAGCCGATCGCGTCTCCCCTCAGTGGGTCGGAAAAATGCTCGTGCTGGCCGGCGCGAACTCTGACGTGCACCGACTGGTGTTCTCGGGCTCAGTATCTGCGTCGGTGGCAGCGGATGCCGTAAAGCAACACGGCGAGCAGGCTGGTGCGTTTCTCTCTGGCGAATTGGAAAAGGCGTCTGTTGGCGGCAAGAAGAAAGTCACAGCCGCTTCGATCAAGGGGAAGTCTTACCCGCGCAAGGCCGTCAGCGCGTACGTCGAGCGAGTCGGCGCATTCGTTTCGGCTTTTCCCGAAGCGCAGCTCACGGCCATCGCGAAAACTGAAACTGACTTTCAGGTGACGGTCAGCGCGATGGCGCTGCGCGAGTTGCTCGCCGCTCATACCGACATCAGCGCCAAGGGCGCAAAGCCGAAGGAGGTATGACCATGCGAATCTGGATGCCGAAGCTGGTGGCGTACACGATCATCGGATACGCCCAACTCAAGCCCTATTTCGATCTTCACGGCTATATGCGCCGCTGGTGGCTCCGCAAGCCGACGGGACACGATGCGAGCGCCGCCGCCGACGGCCGTCGCGATACTTCGTGGGGTGCCCGCGTGCACAACACGCTCCGCAGCGACGAAGGTCGGGATCTGCATGACCACCCGTGGTGGAGCATCTCTATCGTGCTGCTGGGTGGCTATTGGGAAATCATGCCGACGGAGCAAGAGCAGCCCGCGCGGCTGGACAGCCAGCCGGAAACGCCACTGCTGCGCGGTTATCGGCGCGTCTGGCGCGGCCCCGGTTCAATCGTGTTCCGTAAGGCCACGGACCGGCACCGGCTCGAAATCCCCGAAGGCAAGGACTCATGGTCCCTGTTCATCATGGGGCCGTGGCAGCGCAACTGGGGCTTCCACACGACGACAAGCTGGGTTCCATGGCGCGAGTACGTCAAGCAGCCCGATTGAGTAAGCTGGCGCGCCTAATGCGCTGGCCGTGCATACAGTTCCTCGGGTGTAGGAACCGCAGAGACTGGGGACGCTGCACGCTCGCACTCTCTCGCAGCGATTACCAGCAATGAAAACGGCACAGCCATCATTCCCCGTATTTTTTTCACCTCGTCTTCACCTAAGCAATACAGCGTGCCCTGATACGCTCCCCATTCGTCCGCAATCTCCCGAAGTGTCAGGTCGAAAAGTGAGAGACCGCGCGCCAGACGAAAAGCGCAGCGATTGGGCAGAGGGCTGAGGGCGATGAGTTGGTCTGATGTGACGGCAAAGGTTCGTTGTGTCGTAGCCCAGTCCACAAGTCTTGAGACCGTAATCAGGTCGCCCTGGGGGATCGTCGGAAACTGCATCGCTACGCAGAAATCCGTTTGCCGGACAACAAAGTCATTAAGAGTCGGAGATATCTGAGCCGCAACTAAAGAGGCTCGGTCCGCTCCTTCCTGCCCCCTCCTGCGCAACTCTGCTGTCGCCAACCCCAGAGATACAACGACAGCTCCAACGGTTCCTAATGCCGTTGCGATATCAACCCAGTCCTTGTTTTTTGCCTGTATCACTACAGTGGGCCAAGGCCAGATGTACGCCACAACGAGGCCGAGGGCTAACCCAAAAGCAACGAGCAATAACGCCTTTCCGGTCTTCAAGAACTCTCGATCAGCTTGTTGCATTTCTTTTCCCCGAAGTTTTCAGGAATCCTAGCATGGCAAAACTTCTCGCCGCTCTCAGCGCAGTTGCGATTGCTCTCGTCCTTTCCGCGTGTTCCAACGATGCGAACGTCGCCTCGCACAATCTCTCGAAAGCTGCCGACAACTTCGAGATCAATCGCCGGATCGTCTTCTACAACGGCATCACCGGCGAATACATGCTGACCATCGAAGGACTTTGCTCTCGCGACAACGACAGCACGCCAACGAAGCTGGCAATCGTCTGCAAGGTCGGCCCGAACGAGTACAAAAAGCACTTCCTCGGCCTGTCCGACAACGTCACCTACTTCATCGAGCAACTCGAACCGGCCAAGGCCAGCGTCTATCACTACGCAGTGACCTTCAAGCCGTCGGTGATCGTCCCAGACATCACGGTCAAATGAGCGCCGCCTGACAGGCGCATCTACCCGGAGAGACACATGAGTAAAGCAATCGTTACTGTGAAACCGAACATCGTGAAGGCGATGACTCACTTTGCCGCGAAATCGGACATTCGGTATTACCTCAACGGCATCTTGGTCGAATTCGTCGGCTCTGATGCTTTCCTTGTGGCAACGAACGGCCATCGCCTTGCTGCGTTTCGTGGATCGGCCGATGCTCCGGTCGATAAGCCGCGCCTGGCTATCGTGCCGAATGAACTGTTTCGGTACGTCGACGCGAAACGGTCAGCGCAACCGGTCGCCATTCATGTGGATGACGACGACACCGTCGGCGTCACGCAAGGACACGTCACGATGTCGGCGAAGGCAATCCCCGGCATCTTCCCCAACTGGCGGAAAGTCGTTCCGTCCACACTGTCCGGAGAACTGGCCCAATTCAATCCGGCACTACTTGCCGACATTCGAACAGTCACCCGGCTCGTCCACGGTAGCGACGGATACCCGCATATCCGACATAACGGCCAAGGCGCGGCCCTGGTGGATATCGGCGACGAGAACTTCGTAATCGTCGTTATGCCTTTCCGACACGACGACAAGCCGTTCAAAACGCCTGACTGGGCACTCTCGAAGGAATCCGAGCCGACCTCCGAAGTCGAGGCGGTCGCATGAGCCCCTACGACCCCCGCCCCGAAGGGCTGAATACCCAGCCAGCGCCGCCGTCTGTGGTGGAGACGATTGCCGAAGGCAGCAACCGCAACCCTCCGCCGACTTACGCCAAGCCAGCCCCACCGCCCGCACCGCCGCCGTTGATTGGGAATGCGGGGCTTCGCGTCCCCGAAATGCTGCCGCCCGCGACTGAGTCAGGCGAGGCCGGATACGTCGACGGCTGGAACGCCTGCATTGGCGAGTTTCTTCGCTTGAATAGGCCTTCGGGCAAGGCGAAATCATGAGCACCCGCACCTGGCATAAGGGACCGCCTCCGCATGTGGGGTGGTGGAATGCCAACTCCATTCGATCCGATGTCCTCTGGCGCTGGTGGAACGGCAAGGGCTGGAGCCTGCCTTCAATTGATGACTTCGACCCGCATGTAGCCGCCCGCAGGGCAGCCACCCCGTGCGCGTTCGACGACATCGAATGGACCGACTACTGGCCCGAGAACGCACGCGTGCCGCGCGTTAATCCGAATGAGGTGGAAACGTGAGCTGCTACTGCGATTACGACGTTCAGCCGACCCTCTACACGAAGAAGGTCCACACGGCGCGCAAGACGCACAGGTGCGGCGAATGTGGCCGGACAATCGCGCGCGGCGAAGCCTACGAGAAGGTCGTCGGCGTTTGGGACGGGTGCCTCGACATGTACAAGACGTGCCGCCATTGCACCGATGCGCGTCAGTACGTGAAGGCCCATGTCCCATGCGCATGCTTGGCACACGGCAACTTGCACGAAGACATGATCGAGACCGTTCGCGGGTACCAGAGCCAGTCCCCCGGCCTTCTCTTCGGCCTCTACCGCTTCATGGTCGCCGCAAAGCGTGCTGGCCGCCTCGCACTGGAGAACCAGAATGCATGACCTCAAGACCGTGACGTTGCAGCGCACGCGCGAGCAATGGGAGAAATGCGACCCAGAAGCAATGTGCCATATGTCGCAAGCCGCGATCTTCCACGCGCTGACCGATGCGAAGCGGGACGTTATCGCTCTGCACGACGCGCTCGCCGCCGCCCCCACGCCAGCCGCACAGAGCGCAGGGCAAGAGGCGGTGGCCGGATTAAAGAAGGTGTCGAATGGCCGAGGAAACGCCAAGATTACTTTGGGCGCGACATCGGTGGGATTGAATCTGCCGGACGGCGAATATTCGCTCTACGCAGCGCCCGTGAATGGCGGCGAGCGCGAGACGATCCGCGGGCAAGCCGACAAGATCGCCGAACTGCAAGCACTGCTCGATACCTATGTCGCAGATGCGCCGCAGCCGCGCCCCCCTATCGATTGGACCGCCGTACATAAGGCCCTGCACAAAGGACGCCCCGTCCCCGAGTTCGTATCCATCGACCAAGCACTATCGCCGGTCACGGCCCTCTCGTCTCCCGCGAAGGTGAGCGGGGATGACGCCGGATTGCCGCCCCTTCCTGTGCCGGAAATGCCGCACGGGTCTCGCGATTACTTCAGCGCCGGGCAGATGCGCGAGTATGCCCGCGCTACGCTGTCGGCGGATGGCGGGGATGACGCGAAGTTGCTCGACTGGCTGCGCGATGAAACGTGTGATCTTCGCGCGATCAACGTTCCTACCGGTGGCGATGACTTCGATGTTCGGTGGGTGGTGGAAGAACACCAGATGCCCTATCCTCGGGCCCGCGAAATCGGCCGCTCGTTCACTGATGACCCGCGCGACGCTATCCGCGCCGCCATTGCCGCCAGTACGGCGAAGGGGGTGTGATGACAAGCACGCGCAGGCTAGAAATCAATGCCCATGATCACTCCGTAAGCTTTCAAAGCCTCATTGCGTAGCTTGTTGAGCGACTCAACGTCACTTTGCCTCAATGGCCTAAAGCTGGGGTGCGTACGCGCCAGAACCAGCCGAGTCGTTTGCATCAACGATCGTCGGAGCACACCTATGGCCCCAAGGTGTTCACGATCGCGTGCTCGCAGCCGACACCAAGCAAGTCTTTCAAGCATGTCCGCAATATCGTTGTCCTCAATGTTCGCGCTGAGCAGCAACCCCTCCCGGCAGTCAATGAATTGATTGAGAAAATCCAACACATCAGAGCTCATCCAGCGCGATTCAACGTCATACCGGAAATCATTAGCCTTTTCCGCCTCGACTCGAAGGGTGACCTCACGCTTTCGCTGATCGTTCGCTATCGCGAAGGCCCCCAGTATGGCGGCAATCGAACCAATTGCCTGAACCCAGGCTGCCCAATCGGATGTCGAAAGGCAAAAAATTGAGTGCGCAGAAATTACACCGCCGAGTGCAAATACGGCCGCGCAATAGACCCAAAGCCCCCACGGAACTCCAATCCACAACGTCATCATGCCCCCTATTCTTCTTCGAGGAATCCTAGCATGACCGTCGCCGACCTTATCGAAGAGCTCAGCAAGCACCCTCGGCATCACGTCGTCGTCATTCAGACGGAAGGCGAAAACTTCGAGGGCAACCCGTTTTTCTTTCTCACCCCTGTGGCAGAAGTGGGCTCCGAAAGCGGCTACTGCCAGGCAGGCCCCGTTGTCACGCTATACGGCGCTCACTACTGAAAGGACGAACGATCATGAGTGGATTCTGTGTGTATGGCCGCTCGCGCCAAGTGGCGATCGAGCGCGCGAAGAACAAGGTCCCGACCCACGAAGGAAAGCGGCTGCTTTCCGAAACGGAGTGGATGGAGCGGGTGCGCGCGGCGGCCGACGAGAAGTATCTGTCGATGAAGCCCGTGAAAGTGACGCAAGAATTTGATGCGCCGCAGTTTGCCGAGGAGTTCATTGCCCTCGTCGAGCGTTGCAACACCGCCGACCTCGCCAACCTGAAGATCATGTGCCAGGGAGCGAAAACTAAGGCAGACGGGACGCCGATGGTGAACAAGGACGGTTCGCCGAAAACCGGATGGGTGCCCTTCCGAGCATGAGCGGCGCCTACTACAACGAGCATGACGAGTACGCCGCACGCTGGCTCCGCAACCTCATCGCCGCTGGGCACATCGCGCCTGGCGACGTCGACACGAGAGATATCCGCGATGTTCGACCTGATGACCTCCGAGGCTACACACAGTGCCACTTCTTCGCAGGTATCGGCGTCTGGTCCTACGCCCTGCGATTGGCTGGCTGGCCTGACGATCGACCTGTTTGGACTGGTTCCTGTCCGTGCCAACCTTTCAGCGCGGCAGGCGCAGGACTTGGGTTTGCTGACGAGCGGCACCTCTGGCCGCACTGGTTCCACCTCATCCGCGAGTGCATGCCTCCAGCGGTCTTTGGAGAGCAAGTTGCGAGCAAGGACGTCGATGCTTGGATCGACCTTGTACAAGATGACATGGAAGGCTTGGGACACGCCTTCGCAGCGATCGCGTTTCCGTCTGCGAGCGTCGGTGCCCCGCACATCCGAGACCGGACTTACTGGATGGCCCACTCCGCGAGCAAACGACGGAACTGGCGCACAAGTTCAGCCGGGGTTGCAGGGCGGCCTGTCACTTCGCCAAACGGCGCAATTGTCGGGCTGGCCGACCCCGACGACGCGCGATCACAAGGACGGAGCGGAGTGCCAGAACGTGCCGCTGAACGCACTACTCGGGCGAGTGGCATGGCTGGCGGGATGGCCGACGCCATCCTGCAACAACGATCGGACGGGCAATCCGGATTCGGCCATGTCGATCACGCGGGCGGACGGAACGAAAGTGCAGCAGCGCCTTCAGGACTTCGCAGCGATCTGCGGCCCAGCCCGACTAACGGCTTCTGGCGAGATGCTGATTGGCTCTTCTGCCGGGATGGAAAGTGGCGGCCAGTTGAACCCGGCACATTCCCGCTGGCTCATGGGGCTGCCGCGCGAGTGGGACGACTGCGCGCCTACGGCAACGCGATCAACGCGGAACAAGCGGCCGAGTTCATCCGGTGCGCAGGCGAAGCGATCGAGGAAATAGCATGACCACCCACCCGGCCACGGCCGAAGCACTGAACTGTCAGAGGTAGGTCATGTCGGTTAAGTCAGGGGGATAAGGGGCGCGCCCATGGTGACTGATCTATGCTTGACGTGACTTATATTTCGCGTCGCCATACACGCTTGCGTTCGGTAGATTCGCGTGCACCCATTCTGTCGCCGCCATGTGTGCCTCGGCATCGGAAGAATATTCCGCGGTGCTCGTTATCTCGAGGCCGGCTCGGCTGCCACCGTCGAAGTAGCCAAAGACGACCCATCGAAACGCCCCGTCCTTTTCGGGTCGCACCGCGGTGCAAAAGTAGTCCGCCTCATATTTCATGACGCAATTTCCCTCCAACATACGCCTTCGAAGAAATCCTAGCATGAACACTCAGTCGCCTGTACCCAGCATGGTGGGTATCAGCAACCGACCAGCCGGTGATCGATCGCCAACTGAACCTCCTCGATCAGCGCCGCCTGGATGACATCGAGCTCCTCGACCTTCGCCAGCGTGAGCTTCCTGGCACCAAAAGGCTCGATCAGTTCGACGCCATCAAAGGGCGTGACCTCGATGGTGACGTCCCACAGGGTTGCGCGCTCGCCGATCTTAATGTCGACGGTGCAACCGCGATACACGAAGTTGAGGGAAGGCATTTTGTGGGCGGCTTCGAAAGATGGCCTGACAACCATAATAGTACGTAAGAGCAAAGTCTTACGAGTTACGCAGGAAGATTTGGGAATTTGGACGTAAGCGCCGCCGGCGCACGTTTGTATAACGGGGACGCCCTTGTTAGCGCGTCCCCGTTTGCATTTTGAAGCGCGGGTGACCGCGATCGATGATGGAGTTAAGACATGGCAGCCGTACTGGAACAGCCATTGGAACTGACTGGCGAAGAAATCGCGCGAATCACCGGCTACCGCCGCGCGGCAAAGCAGATCGACGTTCTGGCGTCACTCGGCATCCCGGCACGCCGCCGCCCCGATAATTCAGTGCTGGTGCTTCGCATGCACTGCCTCTACCCGATGGGCGCGCCCCTGACACCTACCGCCCCGGCAAACGAGCCTCAACTGCAACCGATAAGGCGCGCAAAATGAACCGTCGTAGGAAGACTTCGCGCGGACTGCCCCGCCGCGTGCTGCTGAATCACGGTGCTTACTATTTTTTCGCGCCTCAACCGACGCGCAACCCGTGGACCGGCAAGGTGCAGCGATGGATAAGGCTTTGCGCAGAGTCCGACGGCGAGTCGGTAATGCTCACGAAGCTAGGCGAGCTGCTGGGCGAGCAGAAGTTGATCACGGGCACGATGCCTTACCTGTGTGCCGAGTGGAAGGCGAACAAGCTGGGTAGATACTCTGCCGAGGTGCAAAAGGACTATGGTCGCATGGCCGACACAGTCAGTGCCGCCTTCTCCGCGTTCACCGTCGCGCAGGTGAAGACCAAGACCTGCGCTGACTTTCTTCGGGCGAACTTCGCCGACAAACCCAACACCGCCCAGAAGTACGCCAACGTACTTCGCAAGATGTTCCGCTATGCGATCAGCGAGATGGGGCTTCGAGATGACAATCCGTGCGATCAGTTGGACCTATCCGACTACGAGACCAAACGGCGCGAGAAGCTGCCAACGCACGAGCAGCTTGGCGCCATCCGTACTGCTGCCCTCACGGGTGACGACGGACTACCGACTGAGTCAGGCCCGACGTTTCAATGCATCATGGACATGGCCTACCTGTGCTGGCAGCGCGGCGTCGACATTAGAACGCTCAAGGAAAGCCAGATCGACGACACCGCTGGCGTGATTCGCTTCAAGCCGTCAAAAACGGCGAAAACGAGTGGCAAGGTGCTTGACATCGCGGTGACTCCCGCGATTCAGCGCGTCATTGACCGTGCGAGGGCCATCAAGCGGACAAGGAAGATGATCAGCCCATACCTTTTTCCAACGCGCGACAAGACGCCTTACACGAAATCGGGCCTGAACTCGGCATGGGTTCGCGCTCGCACACGCGCGAAGATCGTTGACGACATCCTGTTCCGGGACCTTCGAGCCTTGGGGGCGACCGACGCGGCGAAGGCCGGGAGCCAGCGGACGGAGATTCAACGCCGTCTCGCCCACACCAGCGGGAAGACGAGCGAAATTTACATCAAAGAGGCGATACCGGAGACATCCCGAATGGACGTCAAATTGCCCTGGGAATCCGCCTAATACATGCCTGGAAGGCTATACGACACGGGCCTTTTCGGCGCGCAAAAACTGAGCAAGTTTTAGGCGACTCTCACGCAAACCCAATGGACATCGGGTTTTCCAGCGAGTGCGGCCCCGCATGGGGTGCAGGTGGTCGGAGGTTCAAATCCTCTCGCCCCGACCAGAATTGAAAAACCCGCACAGTCTTTGGCTGTGCGGGTTTTTTCATGTCTGCATCATTGGGACACGAAACGGCGAGTGAGCATCGCCGACGACTAGTGCCAACCGCGATGCCAACCGTAGCGCGGATGCCACCATCCCCATCCATAGTGCGCGTGATAGCGCCACGAATAGCCGGGACCCGGCACCACACCGACGGGCGCAACGTACACGACACCCGCGGGGGCAACCTCCGCCGGCTCAACCGGTGCCACCACGCAGCCGGACAGCGAGGCCGCCAACAGAAGCGGCACAACAAGGGTGTAACAGGACTTGGATTTCAT